ACATATTATGAAATAACACAAGAGGAGAAACAATGCCTTACGGAAAAGGAACCTACGGTTCAAAAAGAGGAAGACCTGCAAGCAAAAGCAGTGGAATGAGTTCAAAGCAAAAAACATTACCTACAGCTTTAAAGAAAAAAATAATGGCGGCCAAAAAAAGTAAATAGTGGCTACTAAAGAAGAAAAAATTTGGATGGACAAAGTTGCTCAATTGGGTTGCTTTGTCTGCCAAAGCCCAGCAACATTACATCATATAAGAAATAGAGGTGATGGAAAGGGTAACATTGGTATAGGAATGAGAGCTTCACATTTTGAAGTAATTCCATTATGCCATGAGCATCACCAAGGAAATACTGGAATACATCTTGATAAAAAAAATTTTGAAAATAAATATGGTACAGAAAAACAAATACTAGATATTGTTAGAGAAAGAGTTATTGAACAAGATGAACTAAGCAGTTTTAATTTATTATGAGTTTTTTAAATAATTTATCATTAAAAGATAGAAACAGATTAAGAGCTATTGTTAAAAAAACACATTTAAAATATTATCCAACACACATGATAACTAATTATGAAGCTGATAAATTAGTAGAAGCTTTTGGAGAAGAAACTATCTACAATATGCTGAAAGCAAATGTAGGTACAAATGTCGATTAATTTTAGTTATAAACCAGAAGGTAATACTCTAAAAAAATTTATGAAGTCTGACGACTTCTTTAGAGGTTTACGAGGGCCAGTAGGTTCTGGTAAATCTGTATCTTGTTGTATAGAAATATTTAGACGAGCATTATTACAAGAAAAAAATGCACAAGGTGTTCGTAAATCTAGATGGGCAGTTATAAGAAATACTAACCCTCAACTTAAAACAACTACAATTAAAACTTGGTTAGACTGGTTTCCAGAAGATACTTGGGGAAACTTTGCTTGGTCAGTACCTTATACACATAAAATTATTAAAGGTGATATAGAACTAGAAGTTATATTTCTAGCTCTTGATAGACCAGAAGATGTTAAAAAACTATTATCTCTTGAGCTTACTGGTGTCTGGGTAAATGAAGCTAGAGAAATACCTAAGTCAATTATAGATGCTTGTACTATGAGGGTAGGAAGATTTCCAAGTATGAGAGATGGTGGTGCTACATGGTATGGAGTAATTGCAGATACCAACGCACCAGAAGAAGATCATTGGTGGCCAATTATGGCAGGTGATGTTCCTGTACCAGATCACATATCAAGAGATGAAGCTCTTATGTTAATTAAACCTGATAACTGGAGTTTTCATACACAACCACCTGCTTTAATAGAAAAGAAAAACAAAGAAGGTTTTACAGAAGAATATGTACCAAATGATAATGCAGAAAATAAAAAAAATTTAACACCCAAATATTATCCTAATATTATTCGAGGTAAAACAAAAGGTTGGATTGATGTTTATGTTTTAAATAAACTCGGTAGCATAGAAGAAGGTAAACCTGTATATCCAAACTACAGACAAGAAATACATCTTGCTGCTGAAACCATTAAACCAAATGTTAGTCAAACTTTGTTTATTGGAATTGACTTTGGATTAACACCTGCTGCTGTCTTTGGACAGAAGACTGCATTAGGTAGATGGAATATTATAAATGAACTTGTATGTTTTGATATGGGTGTTATGAGATTTTCTGAACTCCTAAGAGGAGAGATAGCTAAAAATTATAAAAACTTCGATGTTCAAATATTCGGAGATCCTGCTGGAGATTTTAGATCTCAAACAGATGAAAGAACACCATTTTCTATTATGAGAAACTATGGATTGAAAGCTGTACCTGCACCATCTAATGATGTTGCTTTAAGAATAGATTCTGTAGATTCAGCATTACAAAGATTAATAGATGGTAAAGCAGGATTCTTAATTGATCCACAATGTATCAATCTTAAAAAAGGATTTAATGGTGGTTATCATTATAGAAGACTTCAAACATCTGGAGATAGATATGATGAAAAACCTTTTAAAAATAGATATTCTCATGTTCATGATGCATTACAATATTTAATGATGGGTGCTGGTGAAGGTAGAACTTTATTAGCTGGAAGATCACAAAGTAAACCTGTAGTCGCTAAAAAAGAATGGGATGTATTTGCAGGACAAAAAACACAAAAAAGGAAAGTATGGGATCTGTTCAAGAGGAATGGTTAATCTATTTTCATAGTAGAGCAACTCAAAGATATGCTAAATGGATATGGTGGTGGAAACCAAAACCAGGATTTAGTCATTGTGGAGCTTTAAAATATATACCAGATTTAGATGTTTGGGAACATATTGAGTTTACTCATGCAGGTATAAAAACTAGTTATTTAAACAAACAAGAATCTAAAGAATTTTTAAATTATTTATATGATTTTGAAATATTAGTATGCCCTGTAAAAGATGATTGGCATTTGTTTAGAATAAAAGAATTAAGCTGCGTATCGTTTATTATGAGATTAATTGGATTTTACAGATGGTATATTATTACTCCATGGCAACTATATTGTGCGTTGCGAAAACAAGGATATAAGCGATTTTGGAGTAAACCCGAATTTAAAAAGGAACTTCTATGAGTAGCGATCCAGGTGGAAATACAGGCCCAAATACTGGCCCAGCAGGAATGACAGGAACTACTACTGTTGCAGGTAAAACTGTTAAACAATATGGTACTGTAAAAGATGCTGAACAAAGTAGATTAAAAAATTTTCAACAAGGTAGAATTAATAAAGTAAAAGAAACAAAAGTAGCTGGATCTTTAGGAGTATTAAAAGGTGCTTTTGCATATGGAGCTGGTGTTACTTCAAAATTTTTTACAGACAAAGTTTTAACATCTAGTAAAGCTAAAAAAAATATTGGTTACACTCAATCTGAGTTTGCTGGATTAACTGCAGAACAACAAAATAAAGTTTATTCTGATTATATGTCTGCAAGAATGGCAGGACAAACAGATGCTTATGGTAATTTACAATCAGGTTATAGACGAGAAAATATTAAACATAGAAAAGCAGATGGAACAATGACTACTAAAACAGTAATTATGGGTGGAAACGATAAGGGTGGGCAAACACAAACTAAAACTCAAGCTCAAGTAGAAGCTGAAAATGTTGCAGCACAAAAAGCTGCACAAGCAGAAGCAGATCAAGCTGCAGCAGAACAAGCTGATGCTTATAAGAAAAAAAGATTATCAATAACATCATCTAGATCTTTGTTTGCTAAATCTGGTGGTAGTGGATTTTTTAATTAAATGACAAAAAAATGGATTCAACAAGCAATTAAAAAACCTGGAGCTTTAAGAGCAACTTTAAAAGCTAAAGAAGGAAAAAATATTCCTAGAAAAAAATTAGTTAGAGCTGCTAAAGGTTCTGGTATAACTGCTAAAAGAGCTAGATTAGCATTAACATTAAGAAAGTTTAAATAATGGATTATTTAGATAACTCAGAAATAAATTACGGAAAATCAGATAAAGCATCTGAAATATTAAAAAAATATAAAGAAGCTCAAAGTATAAAAGATTATTGGAAAGATAAATTTGAAGAAGCATATGAATATTGTCTTCCAAACAGAGAATCTTTTTATGAAGAAGCTCCTGGTCAAAAAAGAACTGATAAGATTTTTGATGAAACTGCTGTAGTTGGTGTACAAGAATTTGCATCAAGATTACAAGCAGGTATAACTCCTACATTTGCTAGATGGGCAGACTTCCAAGCTGGATCAGAAATACCACAAGGACAAAAAGCAGGTATTAATTTAGAGTTAGATAAAATTACAGATTATGTTTTTCAATTATTACAACAATCAAACTTTAACCAAGAAATACATGAATCATTTATGGATCTTGCAATTGGTACAGGAGTTATGCTTGTTGAAGAAGGTGATGCAATTAATCCAATTAAATTTACAGCAGTACCATTAACTAGAGTTTGTTTAAACACAGGCCCAGATGGTACAATAGATTCTGTATACAGAACAAGATATTGTAAACCACATGAAATTAAAATTTTATATCCTAAAGCAATATTACCAGAAAATTTTGATCCATTAAAAAATAAAAATAAAATTAAAATTATAGAAGTTGTTTACAAAGTGTATGAAGAAAATGTAGAAAAATATAAAATGTGTATTGTTATGGAAAATCCAAAACATATTTTATATGAAGAAATGTTTGAAGGAGAAGGTTCAAATCCATATTTAGTATTTAGATGGAATAAAGCTTCTGGAGAAGTTTATGGTAGAGGGCCAGTATTTAATGCAATGGGTGCTATTAAAACTTGTAATCTTACAATAGAATTAATTTTACAAAATGCACAAATGTCAGTATCTGGAGTATATACT